GCATGGTGGAAAGACTGGATCCAGTGTTCAAAAAATACAATTTTGATGAGGGTGTACAAATTAAGTTAGATACGGAGTACACATATTGTGTTGGAGACGCTGATGCGGTATATAATCAGATGAAATTGGCTGATCAGCCATTAAAACAAATTGAAGCTGAAGACCACAACTTGCTCATGAGGGCAGCAGATTTATTGGAGGAATTACTCACATCGTGGGGCCTCGAAGCAACAATAATTGCACCTGATGAGATTGACATTAACAGAGCTGCCTCTGCCGGTTACTCGTACCCCAATGTGAAGAAGGGTACTTGGATCGACAATGGTGGCATGAACAAATTACCTCTCTTTATGGAGGAATATTCTAAGGGGGGAACACCCCTTTGGACTGTGTGTGCGAAGAGTGAATATCTTAAAAGGACTAAGGTCCAAGCTAAGAATTTACGAACGTTCATTTTTCCTACTGTTGAGGAGTATATTGTTCAAGCTATGTTTAGCACTGATTTTAATGATCAATTAGTAAACAAGTCAGATGGTTGGGTTGGTTTGGGTACAACATTTCAGTATGGCGGATATGGCAGGCTATTTAGACGCTTGTCACGATTCCCCAATTACTTTAAGGGTGATTGTACAAAATATGACAAATTAATTCCAGCATCAATATTGTCATTGATTGGCAAGATCAGATTCAAGTTCATGTGTAATAGAGATCAACAGCCTCGTTTCTCGCAGAAATGTGCCGAGTGGATGAAAGCACGTGGTTTGAAACCGGAGACAGTTATATTATGTTACGACGTAATGTATATGAATTCGGTGAGAACACATGTTGTACTCCAAAACGGACATGTTTTTGTTATGGAACAGGGTATTAAGTCGGGTTTCAAAAACACTTCATCTGATGGCACTTTGGCTCATATTTTAGTTATCTTGGCATTCCTCATTAGCATATATGACAGGCTCGGAGAGACGTTAACACGCGACGAGCTTAGAAGAAATGTTGAATTATCCATATATTCAGATGATCACATAGGATCCGTGAGCGATAAGCTAGCCCCCTTTTTTACTTATGCTGAACGCAAAGGTTTTTATGGGCGCTTTGGACTCCAATTAAAGGAAGAAGATGATCTTGTAACGCAAGACATACATGAACTATCCTTTTTAGGAGCCAGACCACGGACCGTGGGATCCGGCGTAGTGCCAGTTTATAATGAAGAAAGAATATTATCTTCTTTGACATATATGAATGATGACAAGATACCACCCGAGATAAGATATGTAAAGACATTAGCGCTTTACCTTTTGATCTGTTGTTCTGAAAAAGAGGACTTTGTACAGTATGTGGAAAAATATTTGCGATATCAGTACACAACTGACATAGTCAAGGCAATTGACGACATGCCTGACAATGATTTAAAGGAAGCCGTTAACATATTCTTACAAGGGTGTCTTTTGCCGGATAGAGATACGGCAATGAGAATTTGGAAAAGCGATGAATCTTCACGGAACGTGTTGACTAGGATATACTGCAACCAAAGCGGACGGGCTGTGATCCCGGGCGTCCCTCGGATCAAAAGAGCGATGCAGACTCCTAAGTCAATGCGCAAAGTTGAGATGACCGATGGTGGAAAGAGGATCTACAAGATCGCAGAAATACCCATAAAAGGTTACATGGATGTGTTCGAATATTTAGCACTCGATGGAAGGCTGTATCCTTATACAGCTGAAATCGATGGCGATAGTGACATTAAAGTGGAA